TGTCGGCCGGGGGAGTGCTCGGCTGCACGGGCGCGGGCGTTGCCGGGGCCGGGGCCGTGGAACCGCCTGCGGGGTTGGCGTAGAGGTCCCACTGCCAGCCTTCGCCACGGAAGATGTTGAGGTCGATGGGACTCCACGTGTTGACCACGCCGGTGCCGCTGTACTGTCGCATGGCCTCGCCGTACGCGCCCAGCATCCACGGGTTGGCCTGGTAGCCGGTCGGGGCCATGTTCGCGTACTGCGCGATCCACAAACCGTAGTTGGCGCGGATGTCGCCGGGGATGGTGCCGGCCACGGGGCCGGTGTAGAGCAGCGGCTTGACGCCGCCCGAGAGCCGTTCGCACTCCGCCATGAAGCGGCGCACCCAGTCCCAGTTACCCCACGCCGGATTATCGTCCATCTCCCAGTCAAGGGCGACGATGCCGTGACGCCAATAGTTGCTGGTGTTGCGGTAGAAGAATTGGGCTTCGGCTTCCGGGTTGCCGCCCATGGCGTAATGGTAGAGGCCGAATTTCTTGCCGGATGCCTGCGCCTGGTAGATCATGCGGTTGGCGTCCGTGTTGACGCCGGACACCAAGCAGTTGTTGTTGACTTGCCCGGTGCCCCATGTGGTGCCGACCACCACGAAGTCCGCCTGCATGTTATACACGTCAGCGCCGCACTGCCAGTTGGACATGTCCACGCCCTGCATGTCCGCGTGGGCGGTCGCCGGGAGCAGCATCATGCACACGGCGGCGGCTAGTGCCGTGCCCTTGGCGAGCAGCCGCTTATACCACGGTTTCGGCTTGTCCTTGTTGTTGACCATGTTTTCTCCTCTCTGTGGGATGGATATTGTTTGTTTGTGGCCCACGGTCGTGGGTCAGGATTGTCGGGGCGCTATCGGCGCGGATTGGATGTCCTCGTTGAGAGCGGTTCCGTGCCCGTTGCCACCCAGGCTGTGGTAGCTGTCGTAGAGGCGTTGACTGCGTGATTTGAGGTCTTCGTCCGCCACTCCGTCGTGCTCGATGACCATTTCCCGGCGCAGGTCCTCCAACTGGCAGAGCAGGAGCTCGCGCAGGCCGTTGACCATGGCTTTGCCCCACCGCCACATCAGGCCCAAAACCGTGGCCACGCCGCCACAGATAAAAGGCACGAGCCAATCGACGACGTGAGCGAGCAAAGACATGGAAAAGCTCCTTTACGTTGGGAAAACCCACACGTTCGTCCCCGTTGGATAGGCCAACGGGCGTGTGGGTTTTCGGAGGTTGAAAATGCTGTTACAAGAGTTTTGGAACGACCGGTTTTGGCCGCATTGCACGCGGAATCTGCGTGAGAGCACGCGCGTGGGCTACGAGTCCGCGTGGCGGCTGCATGTCATGCCATGCTTCGGCGGCATGGGTATGGACGCGATAAGCGTGGAGCTAGTGGACAAATGGCTTGCGAATTTCGACACTGCGGGCGCGGCACGCAAGGCATGGGCCGTATTGCGCGCGATACTCAGGCGGGCTATCCGCTGGAACCTGTTGGACGTGGACATCACCAGACGCGACATCCAACTGCCGGCCAAACCTCATTACGAGCCGCGAATATTGACCCTCCGTCAGCAGCGTGCACTGTTGCGGGGCTTTTACGGTCATCCGCTTGAGGCGTGGCTTATCTGTGCCGTCTCATGCGGACTCCGCACCGAAGAGGGCTACGGGCTTGAATGGTCGGATATTGACCTGCGCTCAGGTGTCCTGCACGTGGAGCGTGGCCTGCAATGGGTCGCCGGGCATGAGGCCGTCGTGCCGCCGAAAACCGAACTGTCCCGCCGCACGCTCCCGTTGCCGCGCTTCGCGGTCAAACGATTGCGCGAGCTCAGGCCACGCGAGGGGGGCCGACTCATCGGCACCCTCACCCCGCCGCAAGCCGCACGCCAATACAAGGCCTACTGCAAGCGGCATGATCTGCCGCATGTGCCCGCACGCAACCTGCGCCACTCATGGGCGACGAACACTCTGGCCGCCGGGGCTGACATCGCCATCGTGAGCAAAATGCTCGGCCACAGCGACATCAAAACCACCGCAAAGTACTACCTCAAACCGGATATCTCAGCCCTGCGAGACGCGCAACGCCTCTGGGAACGAGCCTTAACGGCCTGAACGGGATTCCCTAACCCAGCGTTTTACGACGTGGCGAGTACCTTACAGCAGCGACAGCATTTTGCTTACGCGCATCGGTGATATCTGTTTCATGGGTGGCAACGTAAAATTCAACAGTAGCGGGCAGAACAATTACACGAAGGCTCAGGAGAAGCTCCCCGAAGGGTATCGACCCGTCACCGTCAATACGCCCGTGGCCGTTTTCGGTGGTGAAACGACATTCATCTGTTACGGCGAGGCCAATGGCACCGTCACGATGCTTGGCAATCCGAACAGCGCGTACGCGGGATGCACCGGCGTATGGAGGACCGCCGACCCGATGCCCGCCGCATAGCTTCGGGACACTGGCTCAGGCGGTTGCACTGTCTTGCAGTGACCCCACGGGTCATAGCGCGTATGAGACGGTCATGCCGAACGCGTCCGTGCCCTGCGTGCCGCCCTGATTGGCGTAGGTCATGGTTCCGTTCGCGTTTACGTTGATGATCTTCTGGTTCGCGCCGTCGCGTCCGCCGTAGGAGAAGTTCAAGTCCATTGGAGGACGCCAGCTTTCGGGCAGGGTTCCGAAATTGCCGGTGTTCCACGCGCCGGACGCCGACGACTTCCAGTCGATGCGCAACGTGACGAGCGAGCCGCGACGGTAGCCTTTGACGGTACCGTAAGTGGAGTTAATCAGCGTCAGCACTTCGGTCTGGGTTAGGGAAAACTATTGCCTGTTCCAGATTGCGATCCAGCTTCCGAATATCGCGACCCTCCCGCACCAGCGGTTGTCTTTGGTGTTCCACAGGCGGAAGCGTATCTGGTTTACGTTGCTGGTATCCCAACGTTGTGCGGTGTACTCGCCGGCCTGGCCGAAACCAGTGCCGAACGGCCCAATCGTGTAGGCCGCGTAATCGGCTTTCTTCCCGTTTGGGGATTGGACGTTGATGTAGAATGTGCCGTCATCATTCGTGGTGATGGTATGGCCTCCGCACAGAATATACGGCATTCGGGTTAGGGAATCCCTCAGGCTATCAAGGCTCTCTCCCAGAGGCGTTGCGCGTCCCTCAACGCCGCGATATCCGGTTTGAGGTAATACTTCGCCGTGGTTTTGATGTCGCTGTGTCCGAGCATTTTGCTCACGATGGCGATATCCGCTCCGGCCGCCAGCGTGTTCGTGGCCCATGAGTGGCGTAGGTTCCGTGCCGGCACGTGCGGGAGATTATGCCGCTTGCACCAGCTTGTGTACTGGCGTGCCACCTGTGGCGGGGTGAGCGCACCGATGAGTCGCCCTCCCTCGCGCGGCTTGAGCTCGCGCAGACGCTTGACCGCGAAGCGCGGCAACGGCAATGTGCGACGGCTCAATTCGGTCTTCGGCGGCACGACGACCTCATGGCCGCTCACCCATTGCAAACCGCGCTCGATATGCAGGACGCCTGCGCGCAGATCAATGTCACTCCACTCCAAACCGTACCCCTCTTCGGTGCGCAGGCCGCATGAGACGGCGCAGATAAGCCACGCCTCAAGCGGATGGTCGTAAAAGCCCTGCAACAGCGATCGCTGCTGACGGATGCCCAATATCACCGGCTCGTAATGCGGCTTGGCCGGCAACTGGATATCGCGTCTCGTGATATCCACGTCCAAGAGATTCCAGCGGATAGCCCGCCTCAGTATCGCGCGTAGTACGGCCCATGCCTTGCGCGCCGCGCCCGAACTGGCGAACCCGGCGAGCCACTTGTCCACCAATTCAACGCTTATCGATTCCATCTGCATTGCGCCGAACCTCGGGGCCACGTGCAACCGCCACGCCGACTCATAGCCGACACACGTGGACTCACGCAGATTCGCCGTGCAATGCGGCCAAAACCGGTCGTTCCAAAACTCTCGTAACAGCATTTTCAACCTCCAAAACCCACACGCCCGTTGGCCTATCCAACGGGGACGAACGTGTGGGTTTTCCCACCGTAAAGGAGCTTTTCCATGTCTTTGCTCGCTCACGTCGTCGATTGGCTCC